AGGCCTCGGGCCAGCCACTTATTTTTGAATTAAGAAGAATGGGCATACCTGTAGTAGATTTCGTGCCATCTAAAGGCAAAGACAAACATACACGGGTCAACGCCTGTGCTCCCATATTTGAAAGTGGGCAAGTCTTTTATCCGCATGGAGAAAAATTTGCTGAAGAGGTTATTGAAGAATGTGCAGCGTTTCCACATGGAGAAAACGACGATTATGTGGACAGTACAACTCAAGCTATGCTAAGATACCGACAAGGTTATTTTGTATCAACTTATTCTGACGAGAATGAGAAACCATTGTACAATAATCAAAAATACGTATATTATTAATATAGGAGAATGACATGTCAAAAAGAAGTAAAAAACTCAAAAAAGCATTATTAGCAGGTGCAGCGATGTATGGCGCAGCTAAATTGTTTGGTGGCAATAATATGGTGTCAGGAAAAGATTCTGAAGTAGGAGCCATTGCTAAACAAAGAGATAAGCTAAGAGTGCCAGCATCTGTAAAAAATAGAAAAAAATTTAAAGATGCTTTTATGCCAAAAGGAAATATTATGGGACAAGATTTCGGAATAGATCCATTTGGTCCAGGTATGGGTGCAAAAAAAGGTAAAATGATCAAGGCCATGGGTGGAACTATGGTAACAAGAGGCCAAGGTCGAGTTATAAGAGTTAAAAAAACACAACTTATCTAATGGCAGAAATAGATAAATCATTAGAAGCTGCGGTTGATGAAACGCAGGAGCAAGAGGTTGATATTGAGTTAACAGGTGATGAGCCTATTACTCAAGAAGAAGCTACAGAAGCTGCTGACGAATTTTACAAAAACATAGCAAATGATTTAAGTGATGAAGTCTTACAAAGAATTTCAAAAAATTTAGTTGATGAATATAAGAAAGATAAAGTTTCTAGAAAAGATTGGGAGACTTCATACACTAACGGTTTAGATCTTTTAGGATTTAAATACCAAGACATGACAAGACCTTTTAAAGGTTCAGCAAGTGTAACTCACCCTTTATTAGGAGAAGCGGTTACACAGTTTCAAGCACAAGCATATAAAGAATTATTACCAAGTGATGGTCCAGTAAAAGCTAAAGTTGTTGGTGATGAGAATGATGCCAAAACTAATCAAGCACAAAGAGTTCAAGAATTTATGAACTACATGATTACAGAAAAAATGGAGGAATACACTCCAGATATGGATCAATTATTATTTTATTTACCATTAGCAGGTTCAGCTTTTAAGAAAATATATTACGATGACATCATGCAAAGGGCTGTCGCTAAGTTTGTTCCAGCAGAAGACTTAGTTGTGCCTTACTACGCAACTGATCTTATGGATTGTGAGAGAATAACTCACGTTGTTAAGATGGGTGAGAATGATATTCTTAAACAACAAAAAGCAGGATTTTATAGAGACGTAGAATTAAAACCAGTTCAATACGAAAAATCACAGATACAAAAAAAATATGAAGAGTTAGAAGGTATAACTCCAGCAGGTGATCAACCAACTAATTTTAATATATTAGAAATGCACGTTGATTTAAATTTAGAAGAGTTTGAAATGCAAGATCCAGAAAAACAAATAAAAGTTCCTTACATTGTTACGATAGATGAGGGCTCTGGTGAAGTTTTATCTATCTACAGAAACTATGATGTAGACGATGAGACAAAAAAAAGAAAAGAATACTTTGTACATTATAAATTTTTACCAGGTTTAGGTTTTTATGGCTTTGGTTTAATACACATGATAGGTGGTTTATCTAGAACTGCTACTCAAGCTCTTAGACAATTGCTGGATGCAGGGACATTATCTAATTTACCAGCTGGATTTAAGTCTAGAGGTATAAGAATTAGGGACGATGACCAACCATTTCAGCCAGGAGAGTTTAGAGATGTCGATGCACCAGGTGGTGATATAAGAAATCAGTTCCAAATTTTACCATTTAAAGAGCCATCACAAACTTTATACAGCTTATTAGGCTTTGTTGTACAAGCAGGACAACGTTTTGCGCAAATAACAGAGATGGATGTTGGCATGGACATGCAAAATAGAGCAGTTGGAAGCACAATCGCGCTACTTGAACGAGGTTCTAGAGTCATGAGTGCAATACACAAGCGTTGTTACTACGCCATGAGGAAAGAATTTAGACTTTTATCTAAAATTTTTGCTACTTCACTACCACCTGTGTACCCATATTCAGTTTATGGCGCTGACAGAATAGTAAAAATTCAAGATTTTGATGATAGAGTCGATGTAATTCCGGTTGCAGACCCAAATATCTTCTCATTATCGCAAAGAGTTACACTTGCTAATGAAAATTTAAAGATTGCGCTGTCTGCACCTCAATTACATAACGTTCGAGAAGCATATCGAAGAGTTTATGAAGCATTAGGTACAAAAGATATCGATAATGTGCTTAGACCTGAAGAGGTACCAACACCAAAAGACCCAGCAATGGAAAATATGGAGTCTTTACAGATGAAATTACCTAAAGCTTTCCCACAACAAGACCATGACGCACACATTAATGCACATAGAGCTTTTATGGCTACAAGAATGGTACAAATAAACCCAATGGTCTATGCTTTATTGCAAGGACACATATCTGAACACGTAAGTCTAAAAGCACAGGGTGAAGTTGGTGCTGCAATAGCTAATGATCCTTTAATGCAGACTATGTTGCAAGACGATCCTCAAGGTGCTCAGGTACAAATAGATGCAATGATAGCAAATAAAATTTCACAACTAACACAAGAGTTAGCAATGTCTGAAAGTTCTATGAATCAAGATCCATTAGTAGCATTAAAACAAAGAGAATTAGATTTAAGAGCTCTAGATCTACAAAGAAAAGCGACTGAAAATCAAATGAACTATATGTTGAAAGAGAATGAAGTTGAAGAAAGATTAGATATTGAAAAAATGAAATTAGAAGATAGTTCAGAGCAACATGATGAAAGAATTAAAGTTGCTAGGGAGAAATTAGATGTACAAAAGAAAAAAATTAAAAAGTAAAAAATTAAGAAGAGGCTCAACTGGTTTTGAGGGATCACCTGAAATGGGTGGTAGAGGAACGACTCAAACTTATGGTGAAGATCAGAGCAGAACAACAGATAGTGTAACTGCTACACCTCAAACAAAAGTAAAAATTAGTGGTGATACAGCGACTTCAGCTGTCCTAACGGGTGTTGGTAAATTAGTTGATCTCACAGGCTTAGGTTTAGTTTATGAGGGTGGAAAAAAATTAGTTCAGGCTGTTAGACCAAAACTTACACCAAAACTTACCAAACAAACTGATGCTGCTAGACTATCAGGTTCACCAATTTACGATTATAGTATGAAAAGAAATATACCAACTTCACCTCCAGGTGGAGATAGTGATAATCAACCTTTAAAAAATATTTTGAAAAAACCTATAAAATCTGATAAACCTGTTTCTGCGTCTTTTAGGCCGAAAGATTTTTTCCCCTTTCAAGCCTACAAGAGTGGAGGGGTACCTAGCGGGCCCCCTCCTCTAAAAGGCCCTAACCCGCAAGTTCCACCAGTAAAATTTAGAAAAGGAAAGATGACTAAGACTTATAAATTCTCTTGCCCATCAAGACCGGATGGTATAAGAGGTATGGGTGCCGCTATAAAGGGGCACAAATTTATTGGTGTTAAATGAGTCTTAGAAAAAAAATTATTGATTCTTTAAGAAAAAAATATGATGCTGATATAGCTCAAGCAGAGAGCACAGTGTCAATTTATTTAGATAATCCAGTAGGCATTGGTGAACATCCACAACATTTAGAAGAAATAGATAAATTATTACAAAAATCTGTGGACGCTAAAGAAAAAAAAGATATGTTGGTAAATTATGAGTAAGGATCCTAAAGTTGGCACAGGAAAAAAACCTAAAGGTTCAGATAGAAGATTATACACTGATGAAAATCCTAAAGACACTGTAAGAATAAAATTTGCTACAGCTCAAGATGCTAGAGATACAGTAAAAAAAGTAATTAATATTAACAAACCATTTGCCAGAAAAATTCAGATTTTAACTGTTGGAGAGCAAAGGGCTAAGGTTATGGGAAAAAATGAAGTTGTAAATATTTTTAAGAAAGGTAAAAACAAAATAAGAAAAAAAGAAGGGAGAGCTTAATGGCTTGGTTTAGTTTAGCAAAAATTGCAATGCAAGCAGGTGCTAAGATATATTCAAATAGACAAAAAACTAAAATGGCAATGTCAGATGCTCAGCTTATGCATGCTGAAAAAATGGCTCGAGGTGAGGAAGCTTACCAGGGCAAACTTCTTGAAGCAAGGCAATCGGACTGGAAAGACGAATTTGTATTAATCATATTGTCGGCTCCGATAGTTGTCTTAGCTTGGGCAGTTCTGAGTGATGATCCAACTGCGATGGAGAAGGTAAAATTGTTTTTTGAATATTTCTCTACACTACCATCTTGGTTTACAAACCTGTGGATTTTGGTGGTTGCGAGCATTTTTGGGATAAAGGGCACGCAAATTTTTAGGAACGGCAAAAAATAGTTTGTGATAGATTATAATATTTATAGTGTTCCTAATTACGATAGGGTGATGAAGAACACTATAATATCGTTACTCAAACAATCATCAAAAAATAGTATTGATGATGAACATCAAAAAATTAGTTGGACAGATTGGCATCCCTCTTGTAAAATTGAAGAGCAGCCCTACCACAAATATATAAAATCAAAAGTAATTATTGACTTTGTTAAATATTTTTGTAAAAAATACAAAAGACCTAAAAAACTTAGTATACCTAATCTTTGGTTTCAAATATATCAAAATAAGGACTTTCATAAATATCATATCCATAGTTACTCTCATTTTACTAATATATTTTATGTTAGTTTACCTAGAAAAGAATTGAAAACAGATATTTTAGATTTAGAAGGTAATAAAGTTAATCTTAATGTCAAAGAAGGAGAAATCTTGACTATTCCTGCCTATTTGTTACATAGATCTCCAGCAAACAATTTTAATGAAGAAAAAATTATTATATCTTTTAACTCAAGCTTTTTATGATTAAAGGTGATAGTGACGATTATAATCTATTAACTAAGTGGTCAAAAGGTTTTGATTGTAAAGGCAATTATTCATGTGAAATAGGTGTAAGACAGGGAAAAGGTTCTCAAATTATAATGGATAATGTCATTAATAATTACTTACACATTGGTGTAGATCCTTATGGAGACATCAAATATCAACATTTTGATAATGATGATCAATTTAAATGGGGAGATAATGAACCTGGTGTAGCTCCAACATATCCAAATACAATGAGAGATCAAATGATCAAAGACTTTAGAGAATATACCTTAAAAGGTAAATTTCATTTTGCTAACATGACAGATGTAGATTTTATGAAACATAATGTTTACAGTGGATTAGTTTTTGCTTTTGTTTTTTTTGATGGACCACATACTACAAAAGATGTTTCAGCTGAGGCTTTGTGGTTTGCAACAAGATCTGCACCTCACAGTAGATTTATTTTTGATGATCACCAATATTATAGAATGGATTTAATTTCACATATATTGGAGTTTCATGGTTTCAAAACTGTTGAAGCAGGCGATCATAAAATTATATTGGAGAAAAAATGTTAGATCCAACAACGGTTGACATTTTTAAAAACCATATAAAAAAAGAGATTAATAGTTCTAAAGATCACATTTGCTATAGTGTTGAAACGGTAGAACAATTAATGTATGCTAGAGGCAAAATCAATGCTTTAGAGGCATTGCTTCAGGATATTAAAAACCTGCAAAAGGAGGATATAGATGGTACAATTGATTAAACCTAAAATACCAATTATCGAATCTAAAAAAGATAATGATAAAGGTAAACAGGAAGAATCACAAATTCCTAGAGATCCGAAAGAAGTTAAGAAATATCTTGAAATCATACCTGAACCAGTTGGTTACAGAATGTTAGTACGACCATGGTCTGGTCAAAAGAAAACTAAAGGTGGTTTACTTTTATCAGATGAAACTCATGACAAAATACAAATGACTACAGTTGTAGGACTTGTTGTAAAAATGGGAGATCTTTGTTTTAAAGATAAAGAAAAATTTCCCACAGGTGCTTGGTGTAAAGAAGGCCAATTTGTTATTTATGGTAGATACTCAGGATCAAGATTTCAAACTAAGTATGGTGAACACCGTATTCTTAACGATGACGAAATCATAGGAACAATCAAAGACCCAGAAAATATTCTCCACTTATTTTAAGGAGGATATATGGCAGAGGTAAAAGACTACAGTGCTGATGCATTGTTGCGTAAAGAAAAAGAGGTAGAACTCGATACCGATGGCGTTAAAGAAGAAAACGTTGAAGTAAAAGAGGAAACCAAAAAAGAAGAAAAAGAAAAACCAAACCTAAATGTAGGTGAGGTAGATCTAGGTTATACTGATCACAGTAAAGAACCTAAAGAAGAAGAAAAAGTTGCTGTCGAAGAAATAGTTGAAGAGGAAAAACCTAAAGAAGAAAAAAAGGTTGAATCTAAAACTGAAGAAAAGAAAGACAACTTAAATCAATATACTGAATCTGTTCAAAAAAGAATTGATAAACTAACTAGAAAAAGGCATGAAGCAGAGAGAAGAGAAAAAGCTGCTCTTGACTATGCTAAAGGTTTACAGAAAAAGTATGATTCTACATTAAAAAAATTTAATTCTACAGATGAACAATATCTAAAAGAGTTAGACGCAAGAGTAGATGCTCAAAGAGAACAAACTAAAACTGTTCTAAGAGATGCTATTGAAAAAAATGATGTAGATAAAATTATGGAAGCCAATGATGCTTTGACTAAACTTGCTGTAGAAAAAGAAAAGGCAAGATTAGAATTAGCACATAGAGCTGAAATAAAAAAACAGGAAGAAGACAATCAAAAACAACAACAAAACGTTGAAAGCAAACCTCAAGAAGGAGTTCTCTCCGATAAAGAACCAAATATTACACCTAAAGCTAGGAAGTGGGCTGAAGATAATAAATGGTTTGGAGAGGATGAAGTCATGACTAATGCTGCAATTACTATTCATAACAACTTGGCCGCTGAAGGTCTTGAAGTAGATAGTGATGAGTATTATAATGAAGTCAATGCAAGATTAAGGAAGTATTTTCCTTCATCATTTGCATCTGATGAGACCGAGCAAAAAAAGGAGCAAAAGAAACCCGTCCAAACTGTTGCTTCAGCTGGTCGAAAACAACAAGGACGCAGAACTGTGAAGCTCACCAAATCACAGGTAGCTATTGCTAAAAGATTAGGGGTGCCACTAGAGGAATACGCTAGATACGTGAAGGAGGATATATAATATGGAAAAAATAAATAAAACTTCACGCAGTTCAAACACTAGGAAAGAAAAAGAAGCTCCGAAAGTTTGGGCTCCACCATCCAGTTTGGATGCGCCACCTGCGCCAAAAGGTTATGCTCATAGATGGATAAGAGTTACCATCAGTGGGTTCGATGATGCATCAAATGTATCAAAGAAACTGAGAGAAGGTTGGGACTTTGTTTCCGCTGAACAAATAGAAAGCGAAAATGGTTCTAATAAATATCCAGTTTTAAGCGAAGGCAAATATCAGGGGTTAATCGGGATTGGAGGCCTTGTGTTGGCAAGGATACCGGAAGAGATTCTACGTCAAAGGCAAGCTTATTTTGATGGAATAACATCAGATAGAATGGAAGCCTTAGATAGAGAACTTATGAAGGAACAACACCCAGACATGCCTATCAATATTGATAGACAGTCTAGAGTGACCTTTGGTGGTAGTCGCAAGAAATAATATTTTTGCAATTGCTGCAGGGTCTTAAACATAAACGTTAAATAGGAGAACATACAATATGGCAAACGTAAAAGAAGAGTTCGGTCTTCGACCTTACAGAAAACTTGACGGTACACCATTAGTAGGAGCTCAAAACAGATATACGATAGCTAGTAATATGAGTCATGCAATTTATCAAGGAGACTTGGTTGTTGTAACGACTGCTGGTAATATTGAAAAATACAATAATACCAACAACAGTGCTGGTTTATCTACAGCTGCGGTGGGCGTTTTTAACGGCGTGTTTTATACAGATCCAACTACTCAAAAGCCAACTTTCAAAAATTTCTACCCAGGTAGTATTGTTGCGAGTGACATAACAGCTTTTGTGGTAGACGACCCAGATGCGGTTTTCTTAGTAAATGCTGATGAAGCTTTTACAAGAGCGGATCTATTTAGAAACTATGCTGTTACTAACACTACAGGTGTTACTGAAACAGGAATATCAAAAGCGATGCTAGACGTATCGAACTCTGGAACTACAGTATCTTTCGTATTACAAGCGATCGATATTTCACAAGATCCAGATAATTCAGATACGACTACATCTAACGCTAATATCTTGGTGAGAATAAACCACCACCAATATAGAAGCAGAACAGGCATATAAGGAGATAAATTATGGCTATATCACGTTCGCAACTAGTTAAAGAACTAGAGCCAGGATTGAATGCCCTATTCGGCCTGGAATACAACAGATATGAAAATCAGCATGCTGAAATTTATATCACAGAAACATCTGACAGAGCTTTTGAAGAAGAAGTAATGTTAAGTGGCTTTGCTTCAGCACCAGTAAAACAAGAAGGTGCGGGAGTAGTGTTTGATCAAGCGGGTGAGACTTTCACTGCAAGATACACACACGATACAGTTGCTTTAGCATTTGCTATCACAGAAGAAGCAATCGAAGATAACCTATATGACAGACTTGCTGCTAGATACACTAGAGCATTAGCAAGATCTATGTCAAACACGAAGCAAGTTAAAGCTGCAAATGTATTGAACAATGCACAAAACACAGCTTTCACTGGTGGTGATGGTAAAACGTTAATTAATAGCGCTCACCCATTAGCAACTGGTGGAACGTTTTCGAATGTTCTTGCAACAGCTGCAGATCTTAACGAAACTTCACTAGAGCAATCATTGATTGATATCGCAGGATTCGTTGATGAAAGAGGCTTAAAAATCGCAGCTCAAGGTGTAAAAATGATAATTCCAAAAGAATTACAATTTACAGCTGAGAGATTAATGAAGTCTCCTCAAAGAACTGCTACTGCAGATAACGACATCAATGCT